GTTTAAGAGACACCAAGGTATTGCAAGAGCTGCTAAAGACCTTGGTGACCTTTAAGAAGTAGTAATTAAGAATAATATTCAAAGAGTTCTTAGTTGCTGATGACTCTTAAGCACTGGTGTCTATATAGAGGGGATACCTATGCCTTTAAAAAAGGGTTATTCAAAGAAGACGATCTCTGAGAACATCTCCAGAGAGGTCAAGTCTGGCAAGCCCCAGAAGCAGGCTGTAGCGATTGCTCTGGATGTTGCTCGTAAAGCTAAGAAGAAGGCTAAGAAGCGATGAAAGGTCTCTATAGTAATATTCATGAGAAGCGTGAACGGATTAAGGCGGGGTCTGGTGAGCGTATGCGGAAGCCTGGTAGTAAGGGTGCCCCCTCTGATGAGGCTTTTGAGAAGGCTAAGAAGACTACTAAGAAGCCTAAGAAGAAAGCTAAGAAACAGGTAGCATACTAATGACTGCTGGGGTTAAGCATTACTTTAAGGATGGTACTGAGTACAAAGGCCCTACTCACAAGGATGCTAAGGGTCGGTTGATGTCAGGGAAGACCCATACTGTTAATAGTAAGTTGTTATATCATAAACCTAATAAAAAGAGTAAGAAGTGAGTGAGGCTGGTGTCCCAGAGGCTCCCAAGAAGCGTGGTAGGCCTCCTAAGTCTGAGCTAGCCAAGAATACCCCCGGCAAGCTCACCAAGCGTGGTAGACCTCCTGGTGAGGCTGCTGCGATGGCAGAGTTCAAGGCTAGGATACTGACTTCGCCTAAGTCTGTTAAGGTCATCGAAGCTATCTTGAGTGCTGCTTTGGATGATGACCATAAGAATCAAGCAGCAGCGTGGCGGATACTGATGGATAGGATGGTGCCCTTGGCAGAGTTTGAGAAGGGTTCTAATACCAAACCTTCTGTTACCATCAACATCACTGGTATTGGCACTTCTGCCTCTATAGACGGAGAGGTCATCGACGGTGACTACGAAGAAGGCCAGGAAGAAGACTCCTAGAGAATATATCGAAAGAGAAGCTGTGTTGTCTGAGCCATTGATTGAACTGGTGCTTGCAACGATAGCTGATGGTTATGACCCCCGTAGGTGTCTCAGATGCTCTAGAAAGCAGATGATTAATATCTATTGGGACTATCTCGAAGCGAAAGGTGTAGAAGACTCTGCCGAATCTAAAATAGATATGATGGTGGATATACTGACGTTAGGATGGTCTAAGGGGGTCTCCCTTATTGGCACCAAAGCCATAGCAGACCTTGTAGAGGCTGCTCAGAGGGATGTGGTAGAAGGTAAGAATATGTTCCGTAATCTACTAACCAGTAGGACACCATGCTGCAATCTATAGGGAAGGCACTTACTGGTGGTACAACCACTACGTTATTCACCGTCCCTGATGGTTACCATGCCATTGTGATTATGGTTAAGGTAATCAATACCTCTGCCAACCAGCATAGCTACAGTATGGTATGGCATGATGGTTCTTCTATTACTGTTCAGGCTACCAAGAACCTTTCAGCAGCAAGTTATGAAGTATTCTTTTCTATTGATAATCCGCTAGTGATGCAGGAAGGGGACTATATCTCAGTCACTACTGCCGCTACTAGTTCATTCACAGCCATAGCCACAGTAGACATTATCCGCAATGAAAAGACACCGTATAACCTCTAGTGTCTAGTCTAAACATCAAGCTGCTTAACTGGCAGCAGAAGGTATGGAAGCACCCTGCTCGGTTCCAGATAGTGGCGGCAGGACGCCGATGCGGTAAGTCAAGACTAGCCGCCAGCAAGCTCTTGGTGAAGGCCCTAGAGGCTAAGTCAGGCACTGTGTTCTATGTGGCCCCCACCCAAGGCCAAGCCCGTGACATTATGTGGCAGTTGCTGTTGGAGATGGGACACCCTGTCATTAAGGGACACCATGTCAATAATCTTGAGATTACCCTCATCAATGGGATCAAGATAAGACTGAAGGGTGCGGATAGGCCGGAGACTATGCGTGGTGTGTCATTACACTACCTGGTCTTGGACGAGTATGCAGACATCAGACCGGATGTATGGGAACAGATTCTGAGACCTGCCTTGGCTGACTTGAAAGGTGAGGCTATGTTCATTGGCACACCGATGGGTCGTAATCACTTCTATGACCTGTTCAAGTATGCAGAGCTTTCAGAGGATGAAGATTGGAAAGCATGGCACTTTACTTCTTACGACAATGAAACCATTGATCCGAAAGAGATAGAAGCAGCCAAAAGGTCTATGTCTTCCTATGCCTTCCGGCAGGAGTTCATGGCATCTTTTGAGTCTTTAGGCTCTGAGATATTCAAGGAAGACTGGATACAGTATGGTGAAGAACCGGATAGTGGTGATTATTACATAGCTATCGACCTTGCAGGCTTTAAAGAAGCAGGGAAAGTAAAGACCAAGAACGCCAAGTTGGACGAGTCTGCGATTGCTGTAGTGAAGGTAACACCCAACGGAGAATGGTGGGTAGCTAACATCATCAGAGGTCGCTGGGAGCTAGGACAGACGGTAGAGAAGATATTCCAAGCCGTCAGAGACTATAAGCCAGTAGCGGTAGGAATAGAGAAGGGCATTGCTAGACAAGCCGTCATGGAGCCTTTGACTGACATGATGCGAAGGTACAATACCTTCTTTAATGTTAAAGAGCTTTCACACGGTAATCAGAAGAAGGTTGACAGGATTGTCTGGGCCTTACAGGGACGTTTTGAGAATAGCAGGGTCAAGATAAACAGGGGTGAATGGAATGAACAACTTCTTGACCAGTTGTTTCAGTTCCCGAATGACTTGGTACATGATGACTTAGTGGATGCCTTGTCTTATGTGGCTCAGTTAGCCACTATCCCTTATGGGATTGATGAGTTTGAAGAAACTGACTACGAGCCTTTAGACAGCATTTCGGGGTATTGATTGTGGAGAATGGAATGGATTTCTTAGATGCGGAGCCTGGTGACTTCCTTCGTGAGGAGACTCTTGAAGGCTGGGTCATGTCCAAAGTGGATGAATGGCGTGAGCATTATGAAAATAACTACCAACGCCGCCATGACGAGTACTATCGCATCTGGAGAGGCGTCTGGGCTGCTGAGGATCGCACCCGTGAATCAGAGCGTAGTCGCCTGATTAGTCCTGCCACGCAGCAAGCAGTAGAGTCTGCCGTAGCAGAACTTGAAGAAGCTACCTTTGGCAGGGGTGTGTGGTTTGATATTAGTGATGATTTTACCGACACACAGAAACAAGATGTTGAGTTCTTAAAGCGTAAGCTGCATGAGGACTTTAAGAAGCAGAAGATTCGCAAGAGCATTGCCGAATCCTTGATTAATGCTGCTGTCTTTGGCACTGGTATTGCTGAAGTGGTACTGGAAGAAGTCAAAGAGATGGCACCAGCTACCGAACCAGTCCTTGGTGGGCAGCTTACCGCAGTAGGTGTCAACATCCAGAACCGCACTGTGGTCAAGATGCGGTCTATTCTGCCCCAGAATTTCCTCATTGACCCTGCCGCTTGCAGCATTGAAGAAGCCTTGGGTGTAGCTATTGATGAATATGTGCCTGCACACAGCATTGAATTGATGCAGGAGAAGGGTGTTTATAAGAAGATTCCTGTACGCAATGCCGTACATGACCTAGATTTGGAAGAAGATAAGACTTTGACAGTCCCTGAGACTGATAAGACTCAGAAGACTACCTATTATGGCTTGGTTCCCCGTCATTTGCTGAAGAAAGCACAGCAAGAAGATGGTGAAGTGATTGTTTTGACTGATTCTGAAGATGATAAATCTTATTATGTAGAAGCAATTGTAGTGTTAGTTAACGGTGGAGACCTTCTAAAGGCAGAAGAAACCCCGTATATGATGCAGGATCGGCCTGTTGTAGCGTTTCCTTGGGACATTGTGCCTGGTAAGTTTTGGGGACGCGGTATCTGTGAGAAAGCCTACAACAGTCAGAAGGCATTGGATGCTGAACTTCGTGCGCGTCAGGATGTATTGGCGCTTACGGTTCACCCGATGGTGGGTATTGACTCCACAAGACTCCCTCGCGGCATGAACACAGAGGTTCGTCCTGGTAAGACCATTCTGACTGTTGGGAGGCCCTCTGAGATCATCGAACCCATCAAGCTAGGTGGCGTCGATCAGGTGACTTTTGTGCAGGCAGAGGCTCTCCAGCGTATGCTTCAGATGGCTACAGGCGCTATTGATTCTGCTGGTATCCCCGGCTCTATCAATGGCGACTCAACTGCTGCTGGCATCTCCATGAGCCTTGGTGCCATCATCAAGCGACACAAGCGTACTCTAATTAATTTTCAAGAATCATTCATTATTCCGTTTGTAGAAAAGGCTGCATGGCGTTATATGCAGTTTGATCCTGAGAGTTATCCAGTAGCTGATTACAAGTTTATAGCTACATCCTCATTGGGCATCATAGCCCGTGAGTATGAAGTCACCCAGCTTGTTCAGTTACTGCAAACCATGTCGGCTGAGTCTCCGTTGTACCCTGTCCTGATTCAATCAATCATAGATAATATGAACATAGCCAATCGTGAGGAACTAAAAACGGCTATGCAACAGGCGTCCCAGCCCTCACCAGAGGCACAACAGGCACAGCAGATGGCTGTGGAGGCTGATCTT